CGCTGTATGACATGCCATCTGAGGCACTAAAACCGCCCGCACCATCCGTTAGAAGCGTCCCAAAAGCCTTTGGGATGCTTAGCGCACGTAATTCATTCCTGAGCGCAGTAGACGGCGGAGGATTAGCATCAGTGATGGTATTAGCCGTATGTCGCCAGATGAGCCTTGCAGCCTCTAGCCTTGGCCCCTGCCCTGCCGCAAGACCTGTTTGCAATGCATTATTGGCCCAGATCTCACTATCAGCTGCTGCAGAAGAATTTCCACCCGTTCCGTCAGCGTGCAATTTCTTTACCGTACGAGTTCCAAACATTAAACTGTTTCGCAAATAGGCTGTGCGATCGGTAAGCGATTGAAAGGGCGGTCTTACACTACCAAAAGGATCTTCAGCGATTTTCATGAAATTTTCAGAAATCCCTGCTAATCCAGCACCTGTTCCTGTGACCAATACGCTAGCTAATGCAGTGGCTGCACCAACTGCATTAAATGCCACCACTACTGCACTTGCCGTTGAAGTTACAGCACCACCCGCATCAGTGCCAAGCTGAATGGTGATATCGTTACCGCTGACTGTGACAAGTAATGTTTTACTAACTCCGCCAAGTTGTCTTACTCGGACGTTGGCAGCTATTGCTGTATAAGCCAAGCCACCATCGGGATCGGCTCCAACTTCAACATACCTAGATCCAGCAGCTCCCGCAGCACGAACACCTTCTCCGGGATTTGGTGAGATTACATCGGCATCAAACGCATCAACTTCTATTAATTTTGTCCCCATAAGCCATCATTAAGCCTTGGGAAAATGATCGAAGTAAATGATCTGCTATGGTGTTTGATACGAAAAGAGGTAGGGGCCATTGATGTTTTCTAAATAATCCTCTTCATACTTTTCACCCACTGGATATGAAGTGAGAACGTTTTTGTTTTGAATGCCTACAAACCGACATGACATGCTGGCTGGTTTGTACTTTCTTATCAGTGTTCTGAGGTTGTTTAGGGTGTTTACATCAGCAAATGTGCCATCCCATGTCCATTCGTCATCCCAAAGTTTACCTGACACACTTACTGGAATCAATGCTGTTGTAGGTTCATAAAACCAATACGCTGCGCCTGTGTTAAATGTCCCCACTACAATTTGATTGTACGAAGAACCCCAAATTGAATAGGGTTGGTTTGTTGCAGGCATTGCCTGAGAAAACCATTGATTGTTGATAAAGCGGTAAATAACCGATGTAGTAAACGTAACGTCAGTTGCTATCACCCAAACATCATTGGGACCAAAATACTGCATCTTTACCAAAACTGCATTGGAAGCGGCAAGGGAGATGCTTGTATTTGTAATTACTTGCGTTGGGTTCTCATATCTGATTATGTTGACTGTGTTGTCTACTCCCACTGTGTATGCATATGATATAGGAGCACTATCACCTGTTAAAGGAGTGACTTCATTCCTAAAAGTCACCAAATCAAGTATATCTTTTGCCGGCAAAGAAATTTCTAGAAAAGTTGCAGCTTGTTTGTCAATAAACGCAAACTTTCCAGATTGTCCTCCTACAGCCAGATAAGCCTTTCCTACAGCACGGCTAACGCCAGAAATGGCGTACAGGTTTGGATGTATGGGTGCTGTTGTAAATGTTAGAGTTGAGATACTCCAAGATGTCCCATTCCACTCTGCCAGTCTTCCCCCATTTCCTACCGCATAACCCTCATTTGCCGATGCAAACCACACATCAGAAAAGGTTACATTGTTTGGCGATGCAAAAGAATAATCAACAAATGTGGTACCATTCCATTTTACACAAACCCCCACTACTCCAGCTGCATCTTGCCCAACAAACCAAACGTTGTTCACATCGTAAGCAAAAATTCCATTAATATCATATTGTGACGAGGGAAGATTTTTTACTGACCAAGTCGAGCCATCATAAAATGCTACCTTACCCCTATCATGAGCACTCCAAATATAATCTTTTCGCAACCCATGTAAAGCAGCTATTACATTTCCAGTGGCGCCGCTAGGTTGTACAGTTGCTGTGCCCACACTTAAATATCTCGAGTATAAGGATACACCCTGATCACCACCTACATAAAAATCAGAAGATCCAGGTATACTAGACAACTGCCAATATCCTGGAGTATATCTCGCTTCTGGCTCAGCACCTCTGTAACTTTTCCAGGACGTTCCATCCCAATGTAATAATGTATCTTCTCCATAACTGGTTGCCCAAATATCATTTGGTCCAGAACCAGCCATCGTATCAATACTGTATAGACCATTTGCAGGCAGGGTTTCTTCTGTCCAAGAAACACCATCAAAATGGGATATTCTTCCTGTAGTTGCACCCCTAGCACCTATACGTAAATCATTGGAAGAAGAACCCCAGAGCGTGAAAAAGACAGCGCCACCTGTAAAAGTTGGACCTGGCACTATACTCCAGCTACTCCCATCAAAGTGCATCACATAACTATTTGTAATTGCCCAAACATCATTTGTTGAGAATCCCCAAATATTATAAACTGGCTCGCCAGACATTATGACTGCTGTGGGTAGTGTTTGGTTGACCCAGGAAGAACCATTCCAAAAAAATATTCGCCCCACACTAGGTCCAACTCCAGATTCAACTCCACATACCCACATATTTGATGAATCGACACCCCAAGCCTGTATGCCCGTCCATGTCCTTGTAGGACTTGTTGGCAAGAATGATTGTGCCCAAGAAACACCGTCCCATTTGTATATATGTCCTACACCAGCTACAGATTGGAGCACAGGAAGATAAATATTGTTTGCATCGGTTCCAAACATAAAATTTGGCTTGCCAACAAGCCCTACTGGGTAGCTTGCCCATGAGGTGCCATCAAACCTATAGAGATCTGTGCCTTCTTGTGGTGCTGCCCAGACATTGTTTTTTGCACTCGCCCAAATACTTCTAATGGCATTATTGGTGGGACTTGTTGTTACTGGCTGAGCAGGAAGTTTTTTCCATGTGTTGTTATAGGGCCCAACAAAAGTTGTAGTTCCATTGCTTGTATTATCGTCCCACTGGATTGGAGCATCACCAACATTTGGTGAGTAACAATCGATAAAAAAGAAACTGTAAAAAATCAATGGCAACACCAAAGAGGGTGAAGCAGTTGCCGTACCTAGACCCGTTCCCTTAAAGCCATAAAACATATATTCTTGTGCTCCTGCTGTATCAAGTGCCTGAAGGATGTCTATTGGCCTACTTAACGGGAACCCAGTGTTATCGGTTTGTAGCTGGATTGAAATGTTTGCTGTTGATCCCGTTGTGCCAATTCCAACTCCCAGTGGTTTGTTGGGGCCATTATTAAATTGCCGTACAGTTACCTGCACGGTCGGACTTTTAGCAATATAATACATTCCGCCATTCGGATCAAGTCCCGGCGCAATGCTCGGACCTCCTCCAAATGCCGACGGTATGCCAGCAAGGATCAAATCTGTCCATGTGTAGATACGAGCATTTGGAAAACCAAAACGTTTTAGCTCAGCTAGCATCAACTCTACTGAGCCAATTCTTTTTGCCAAGCCGTCCCAACGATTTTTTAAATAATCTCGTTCTTGTGTTTTGTTCTCGTAAGGAGATATCAATGCAGACGTGTTTTGCATATGAGCATCTAGTGCATCATCATTACACTCAAAGATCATCCCTTCCGTACGAACTTCCTCTGTGCGCTCAAACTCTGTCGTAGCGGTATCTGCAGCAGCTTTGAAATAGTCTTTGGCAGCTTTATTTTGGAAATAAGAAGCCAATACGGTGTTTAAGTATGTTTCAAAATCAATTCCAGACATTGCTACACCAAAAAGACATTAATGTTGCCAACGGTCAAGTTAACTTTTTGGTAATACAACGGGTTGATAACAGTAGTGGGCGTTATCAAGTTGACATTTCGTATGACCTTTTTGTTAGCATCCTCAATACGAGCACCAATTTTTTGAGGAAACACTGCCTCACCAATATCGATAAATGACTCAAAATCGACCAAGGAGGCAGTAACCAAATCCATAATGTTTTGAGAGGTTAACCCAGAAGATGCAAACGCATAGACATCGGCAGAAACAACCACTGGCAGCAGTTCCATGTTGATCACGGATAGAATCCGTCCAATGCCGTACTTTTGTGGATTCTCGTAGTTTGCTCGTACCGCAGCAAGATCACCAGGGATAAGTCCTCCAAAATCACTTCCCACTACAACAGTAATTGCTCCTGGCCAATAACCTGTGTAAGGGACGCTGACAATCCAGTTTGTAAGGACGCGTGCAAATTTAACAGGACTTGCAACATATCCAGCGGGTGCAAGGAATGCGTAGTACAAGATACCCTCTTCATTACACTCAGCACCAATTGTGCCCCAGCGAGTAATGCAACGTTGCTTCAACGCATCATCTGACTCAAGATCTGCACCTTGTTGGGTAAGCCATGTAAAATCTGGAGGGTAAATTGGATTTGATACGGTAACTCCCGCAAAAGAAGTCTTTAGATCTAAGGGCGTAGCATTGGAAATGTTGTAATCAGCACCTGGTGCGTTTGCTTGAAAAACCAGATCCAAGGTACTATTTGGAGTAAGCGTGCCACCCGTTACATTGGTATATGTCTTTTGATTGGCAGCAGGCCCCTGCGTACCGATCGTGATATCGCCTGGCAAAAAGTCATACAATGGCGCAGCAGCAGCACTGATCAGACGCACATTGCCAATAGCCACCTGGGCCAAATATCTTTCTAGGCTGAACTGTGACCTTGCAAACAGCGTAAGACCATCTCCTGATGCATACTGTAAGAACATGGCTCTGGCGAGCTCTGTGACCACTTGACGCTCATTTGCAAAGAGCAAGGCATTCTCTTGCGTTTGAGAGAGGCCGACATTTATGGTGCTTTGCCAAGAGTCCACAGGAACACCGTTGGCACGATGGGCAGCAATCATCTCAGTGAAAAACTCTGCCTGCAGGGCTAGCAAATCTTTTTGTGTTGTTAGATCAGTAAGCGTTGTCATGAAACCCTCTTAAATTCGACTTGATTTGTACCAACAATAAAAGTGACCTGGATTGGATTTAGATTTGTTGATGGGAACACTTGCACATCAACTTGTAACTGTGTGATTCCAGACCCAATCACTGTAATTTGAACTTCGATAGCGTACCGAAGCTCTTCGTAGAAAATGGTCTCAATGTCTTGTTGGAGCCGTGCTATTTGTTTTTGTGGATAGCTGGCCATCAGATAATCACGAAGATCTAGCGTATTTGTGTCCCAAAACATTCCAATAGGAGGGTCCAAAGTACCTTGTGTCGTTGTCAATCGACGGTACACATCTTCCAAAATCACGTCATAAGGATCGATGATGTTTGAAAACGTGGTATCTAGTTGGTCTTTGTTTGGGCCGGCCATGGTAGAGTAATCTACGCCGTAATTAAGACTCATTGCCCACCTCCCACCGTGGCCACCCATCGGTGATTTTGCCTTTTATGCTAAAAGTAACAGATGTGGAAGGAGGCAAATTCGTGGTATTGCCAAATCCATCGGTGTAACTTCCTCCAATAGTGACACCCATACCAGCCACAGCCAAAGTGACGGATCCACCATCTACTTCTCCATCCTTGCGCGCCAATAATCTTCCGCCAGATCCAGAATCGTAAAGTTGTGCTGAGTATTTGGTGGGATCTCCTTCAGAGAAGAGAATCCTCACCCGCTCTCCTGCCATGACTTTTATTTTAGTTCCCCCCACAGGAACATTTACCGGCACACTGGTCATGGGAGGCAAATACTTGCTGTCTGGAATCACGTCTAAAGTGCCATCGCTTCTTTGAAGCAACACCTCTGCTGGATACTGTGCATAAAAGTCCACATACCGCATTGTTTGCTTTACAAACGTAGCAAGACCTGCATGCAATGGATCGTCTTCAAATGATTCATCGGCAAACCAAACCGTCATTCGTGTAACGGTTGGACTAATCTCATACCGTACACAAGAGACTTTACGATTGGAGATAGGCAACGTACTTATGGGAAATCTTTGTCCAGGCCGTAGGCTTAATGATGTCACAATGAACGTAGCAGAGGACCATGTTGGATCTTGCCATTGCAAGCTGTATTCGAAATTTGGTGCAGTGGGCCACGTATCAACCCCTACAAAAACAGTGCCATCTGGCAAAACGCGCCAAATGGCCTTGGCTTGGTCTGTGAGCTTACTTAGCAACTCATCGCACCTAGATGTCGTTCTGACCCAATTGGACAGCTCTAGCGATGTTGTGGCGATGCTCGATTTTGAGCTTAACGATTCTCCAACTGAAGAGAGCATCTCCGTAAGCGGCAATGACAGTTTGAGCCGATAATCATACATTTTGCTGGGTACAGTTTTCCAAAAGCCGCCTTGACCACCCACTGCTAACACAGAAAATCGTCCTTCGTTCTCCCCAGAACGAATGATATAGCTCGTTGACTCATCTCCAAGCCACACAACCTTACCCAATCCAGTAGGCGCAGCGTCTCCTTCTGCTAAAACCAAATGAGCAGACCAATTGCCAATGAAAGGCAATAACAAATCACCTTCCATTACACTCAGCGTGTTCCCATTGGCCAGTTGTAGATAAACGTCAGATTTGCTCATATCATCTCTTATTGGGATTTTTTGCCTTGTCGGCAAACACCGATTGGCTCACATTTTGTGCAGGTGGTTTGGCCTCTACGTTTAACTCTGGATGGAGTTGCGAACCGACTTGCTTTCCAGCACCAACATCTATTGCATCTGGAGATGTGGGTTTTTTAACTCCCTTGGAGGTGATTTTCTTGGTAGCGTCTTCCTTAATGGGAAGCACTGACTGACAATAAATGGTTACAGTTAATGGCCCCCCAGCGACTGGTGGTGTTTCTTCCACTCCAACCACGATGCAGTAATACACTTGCATGCGTGACAACGTTGGATGGCGCAAATAAAAAGCCACACGGTCTTTGGGGTTTTTTGTTGGTAGGATGACCTGGACGATTTTGCTCCACTGTTGTTCTTGGGTACCGGTATATATCAAGAGCTCAATGGTAAAATCTGGTTGATCAAGACCTTTGATAATTGACCCACCACCATCTTTGCCAGATGCTTTGTTATCCTCGATGCGAAGCATCTTTTTGATTGGTTTTATGTTAACAATGCCAGGCAACTCAAAATCTCCAAGAGATGGGTTGTCCCATGTTTTTGGTGATTTGATCCAAGATGGATAATCGAGCTGTTGAAATGTTGCCATTATGTCACCAACGGACTTGGAGAACGCACAATCCTACGACCAATCTCTTGGGTAAACCTTGTATATGCTTCTTGTGCTACTTCTTTAGGTGATGACCCATCCGCCTCTATGTTTTGAATAAAATTATCAATAAAGATTTGTGGTTTTACCGTTGGAATGCGCTCAGGACCATTTACAGAATGAGGCACCAAACTCGTTCCTGGAATTTTTGGCGTACTGATACCAACGCTTCTTAGATAGGCTCCCAAATCTCCGATAGGACCTTTGTAGGCATTAAAGTCGACGGCAAATCCTGACTTGTCCTTACCACCTCCACCAGATCCTGAACTGGCCTTGTTATCTTCTATGTTTTTGTCTGACTTTGCCTTCAATGCGTCTGCTTTTGCTTTAGCAAGAGCGTCTTGTTTCTCTTTTCCTAAAGTAACAATCAATGCGTCTACATTTGTATCGTAACTTTTTCCTTCTGTTCGTGTAGAGAATGAAGTTGATGAAAGTTTGTTGAATCCCTCTTTGATGGTAGTAAAACTTAAACCAATTACACCCTTTATCATCAGATAAAGTCCTTCAAAGATAGACTTTAACCCGTCATAAATATCCAGTGTTTTATCAGATATATAAGATCCTACGTCTTTTAATGCCGCTCCCATAAATCGAAATCCTTCCGACACACGTTGAGCTACACCAATCACCAAATCCCACGCTTTAATGAACACTCCGGCTATAAATCCTACAAGACCACCCAGAATAATACCTACCCATTTAAAAGCAGTACCTAGAGACTTAATACCGCTTTGTACATCTATTGCATCATCGCCAACACTTAAAAACTCACGGACTGCTTTAAATACCTCTCCAAACCCCTCCATAAAGCCAGCCTTGAAATCATTAATAAATGTTTTTATCGCCAGCCCTATCTCGGATATGGTCTCTAGAACATATTTGTAGTTTTTCCCGTCCTCAGTTGAGGAATCCATCAATTCAGTAAGTTGTTTAATGGAATCCTTAAATGTTTCAAAACTAGCAAGCTTTTCTGGCTCAATTGCCAGCAACGCGTTTTTTTCGCCTTCTTTCTGGTTGCTAATGAGGGTAGTGATGTCATCTGCAGCGCCAGTAGCAAACTCACCAAGTTTGCTTGTGCCAAACTGTTTTACCGTTGCTCGTTGAATGGCCGCTATTGCAGTATCTGCATCTATTTTTTTGTCTCGTATCTTATCATCTACGCCTTTTAAGTTTGTTCCAAGTGCCGTTGCAAGCTCTTCTTTGATGCCTTGCCTACCCAAAAGGCCTGTAAATTGCTTGAGGTCTCCTTGTTGCAGATAGTTATTGCCTTTGATTTTGCTAAATGCCAAAGACAATCGACCTGTGTTTGTCTCTCGTTGATCCAAAGGTGTTGCAGATGCAATATCTGCGATGGTTAACTCTGCCTTTTGACGTTCTGCTGTATCTTTAAATCCAGATACAACAAGTTTACGAGAAACTTTTTCGATTTGTTCGCGTGTAAACTCAGTTTTTTGACCCAACGCGGATACGAAGTTAAACTCTTCTTGTGCCTTTTTTGCGTCTCCAAGAATTGTTGTGTACACACGCAAAGCATTGGTACGCTCAGAGAATGCTTCTGATGCCTTATCGCTGAACTCATCAAGTGCTGAGAATGCTTTGCTAAGACCGTAAATCGCAACCGTAGCAAAACCAATCTCAAGGCTTAGACTTTTTAAAATGCTACCAATACCGCCGCCACCCGTTAAAGCACCAGCTAGTTTCCCAATAGACCCAGATGATCCAGACAAATCAGAAAAAGCCTTAGATAAATTATTAAATGCTGGTACTGCTTTTGTATTAGCCGTATCAGCAATCTTATCTACCTTCTTCTCAACGTCGGTTAGCTGAGATGCTGCCTTTTTGAGGCCAGAACCACCATCTGCAATTGAAAATTCAAGAGACCATTTTAGAGGATCGATAGCACTCATTTTTTACGATGTGCCTCCACCCACGCTTTTAGGTAAAAGATTTCTTCAGAGCGTTGCATTGCCCACGCGAAGCCGCTTTCGTCTATTTTCTCATCCCAATTTGGACCGTGGTCATATGCACACATATTTTCTGCACTCTCAATCAAATCCCCACGGCCGTCTGTCGCTAAACGAAAGCGGTCTATGCTTTTTTTATGAACAGCTCAAATTCAGTGTTGGATTTAGACACCACATGTTGTCCAAAAGCCATCGCTAACATGGGCTTCTCATCAAAAAGAGTTTCAATCTCAGACTTGTTTCCGCTTACCACTGCTTCTTTGGCGATTTTGCATAGTGATTCAGCAGTAATGGTTCCTTTGTCACCATGCTCTCTAAGCAACATTTTAATTGCTGGCCGTCCCATTTTTTTGAATACAAAACGTCTCTTTTCGTTCTTTTCCAAATAAGAGATGGCAATGCAACGCTTTCCGTAGGCACTCAATTCAGCTTCATCTGTTAATTGCGTTTCCACATCAAGCTCAATACCGTCACCAAGAGATTCTTTGATTTTACCCCACATTTTAAAAGCCAATGTTGGATAATCAGCCAAAAGATCGTTGAAATCACGTTTGGATGGATAAGTAACAAGGTTTGCTATTTCTGACTCACCATCATCCATAAAATCATTTGTTCGCTTAGCGTCTCCGTAAGCGGCGGCCAGTTTGTCAGTAATATGCAGAAACTCTGACAACGTTGGTTTTCTGACTTTTATGTCTGTTACATCCTTAATCTCAAACGTTAATTCCATCTATCCTCCGGTTATACAGCAACCGTGATTGGCACATCATCCACATCGAGTGGGGCCAAACACTTGCCATCACGAAGAATATAGCGGACATAGAGCGTAACCTCAACGTCTAAATTGCCTTGACCGCTTGAAGATGAATCTTTGACTCCTTGAATACGTGAGTCAACAAGTTCCACTTCGCTGGGGCCATATGATCCAAACGGCACATAGGCAATAGTAAAGCCAAGGTTCACGCCACCATATCCATTTGGAAGACCACCAAGCATTTTGTTAAATGCCTCTTTGGAAGTTGTGAAGCTAGCTTCCGCAGAATACTGTCCCAACCCAGATGGCAACGCAATGGGACCTACTCCATATGCGGTAGAGGGCGTCAACTGGTCACTGAAATTGATGGATTTCAGATGACTTGTAATGAAAGTATCTGGCAATCCTGGAATTTGTAACCGGATGCTGTTGTGGTCGTAGTAAAGACCATTGATAGATGGGATGTTAAGTGCCATGTTTTACCTCTTACGCTGGGATGTTGACGTTAATGCCAATCACAATGTTTCTCGCCACACCAAGTGGGGTGACATTTATTTCCATTCTGATCTCACGAGTTGCCAAGAAACTATAATTTCTTAGAACAGTTACGCTAAAGTCTGATGCCGAAGGCAACCCATCTGACTTTGGTTTGTCAATGAACAAACGAACAGAGTCGTTGACATATTTTTGGATTTTGTTTGCAGACGCCACGCTCAACGCACCAAGTGGTGCACCTGTGCCGTCAAGTTGCCCAATCGCTCCAAAAGAGCTATTTACAAAGATGAGGGCTGCGTCACTTGAGATACGTGCTACGGACAAAAGAACGCGTACCCACTCTAACAGTGTGTATCCAACGTCACTTGTGTCTGACATGGTTGGAGACTCTTGGATGTAAAACTGTCCAGGTCTTGTTGGGAATGTACGAGATACAATGAACCGCTGTGCAGACAGTCCATAGCTCTTGCTCTCATCATGATAGATGGCAATCACATTCCGCATTGGTCCTGTAGAAACCCGACCGAGATCCTCATGCACTGGAATGCTAGCCGCGCGAGATACAACCGGATAAATCAAATTGCGTACAAACTCCCGGCCACTGTAGGTTGACACATGCAAAACAGTACCTGCAGACAGTGACAGCAATCCATCGAGAGATACAAAACCCACAAAGGAGTTAATAATTGCATTTTCCCAAACCGTCTCTGTTTCCCCAGGAGCAGGACCGCGAACGCTAAACAACCCATACAGGTTTCTATTTTGACGGATGGCTTGTAGCTTGGAATCGACTACCGTTGCTATTCCACGGTCAAGCACCACAGGGCTTGTGATAAATCCAAACTGACGTGTGTAGTCCGCCATCGCAGCATCGATTGCAGCATACAAATCAGTTGCGCCTGTGACAGGACCCGAACCAGTAAACGTGAAGGTATCACCGATATCAAAAGTTCCTGTAAACGTAATCGTCACATTGGTGTCGATTTTTGTGTCTTTGAGCACCAGAATGCCACTAAATGGCACAACGACTTGCGATGAGTACAAAGCGCCATTGTCACAAGACCATTGCAAGGTGATTGGTGTAGCTCCACCAACAGTACCAGCGCGTAGGACGGTAACAATGAAGTTATAATCGTCCGTAGGTGCACCGGAGACAGTGGCAGCACCAGTTGATCCGAAGCTTAAAGCAGTTGATCCTTTGGCACCAAGCAACTTGCTGCCAGCGCCGACCAAAGATGAAGTGAATGTGTTTGGATTGGCGGCAGCACGAATAGCAAGCTCTGCCTGCGCAGCGGTGGCTGTCGTTGTGGGCTCTCCATTGGCATTGGTGGCCAAATTGAGTGTAAGAACGCCAGCTGAGTATGTGGAGCTTAGTGCTGTGTTCGTTCCTGCCAACAAAACTCGATACGATACACCTGTAGTGAGAGCACTTATTCTAATGGCCCCATCGTCAAGAGCAGTTGGCGCAAGGGTACCCACCACACTTGCACCTGTGCCCTGGGCGACCGCACCTACCAAGGCAAATGCTGGTGCATTTCCATTGATAGCGCTTGCAAGGCCTGTGCCAGTTTCTGTAATAGCCATCGCGCTACGTTTCAGTGTTACTTGAATAGTTGTACCAATCACTGAAACAACGGTCGAAGCTGTTGTGACACCGGAGTCAATAAGACTAATGTTGACACTGTTTTGTTTTGCGTTAATGAGAACGTCACCATTGTTATCAACGCCAGGTACAAGTACAGAACCAAAGGCAGTGCTTGCCACGCCCACAGGATTGCCAAATGTTTTGGTTACTGCACTGAGTGTCCCGTCAGATGTCGTCGCAGATCTGGTAAGATATACAGGACCGCCTGCAACATTTAGTGCATCAGCTGCTTGTTCAACAGTGGGGCCACTGCCAAATTGAGCCAGATCATTAACCGTGGTAATGGTGGTCGGCACATTGACAGGTCCAGACTGACAGGGACCAATAAAATGAGCGATGGATGCCAAATCTTCTTGAGGATTTGGTGGCGTTGATGTCTTTCGTAGAATGGTTTCAACACCGGGTAACAATGACGCCATGGGTTCTCCTTACTGTGGTAAATTAACCTTAATTGTTTCTGCAAGTTGTGCTGGCAGCAACCGATAAACTGGAAATTGACATGTAATGGACTGTATGTATTTCACTGAGTTGTTTGCGATGACAGATGCATTCTCGTCCCATGCCCCACCACCAACACTAAAATCGCCAGGGTCACTTACTGCACCCTCAGCAATCATGATGTCGTATAGAGCGAGGTGTACATCGTTGAGCAGCTCCTCAACGTCGTGATGGGTTTGATGAAAAATGTGCAAATCGCATCCGGCAACACGCGTGCGAATTCCATCAATATAGACTCGCTTGCCACTCTCAATGCTTGGATAATCCTTTAACCGTGCTGGTCCATATGAATCACTGGTGGGTACCCACACGATGTGGGGGTAGGAAGCTACTGACTCAAGTGCTTTTTTCCCAAACGATTGGTTCACATTACAAAACGATGTGCCGCCCCCTACAAAGGCCACATGCTTTGTCATTAGTTCATACACTTCGAAAAGGCGTGTGCAAATCATCCGCCACCAAACCCTTCGCCTTCAGCTCTGGCCAAATCAGCTTGGGATGCAGCGTTTTCTTTCTTGACGATTCCGTTTAACAACGCTCTGATGCCCCGCTGAATAGAAGGTTTGATTCGGTTTTGCCACTCGTTAGGAATGCTTTCTTCTGGCAAAGACTTACGTGCTACAATGAACTTTGTTCCTTCTTGATGAAAGACAGCATACGGTTTGGTATTGGTTGCCAACACGGTATTGGCTTCTGCTGCGACTTTAAAAAAGTCTTGCAAACCTTTTAATGGAGTTTTACCTGTGGGTTTCTTAAGAGGAGCCCAAGGGTTGCCCGTAGGATCTGCAACTTTGTCAAACGTTTCTTTAATCAAACGCTTTAAAGGCGCAACCGTAGCGTTTGCGGCAATTTTTAGGATTGTCTCTTGGTCATCCAAGTTTTTAAGCAGATTTCTCAACAATCCAGTGTTTGATTTGAATTTAAACGTAACCATTAGTAAATCCAAGAGGTTGAAAATGGTTTTCTTATTACCATCACGTCTGGATACAGCTTGTCGCGGTTTACCTGCACAATGGATGGTTGGATATACCCCTTGGCTACATCATCGAGCCATTTCATGGTCTCTGTAGGCTTGTAGACTTCAAAATCCTGGTCTTTGTCAATGCCGCGTTTTTTGAGCAAATACCAACGGGCCAGCTCACATACTCTCAGCCTTACATCATCTCCCCAAGACGCATAGGGAGGTTGGTAGGTGTTTCTAATCACCGACTCTACTTGTGCAGAGGCAGCTGACAAGAAACGTACAACGTCTGGTGAGGCCGTTGTGGTGAATGCAAACATGTCGCCAACTAGAAAACTGGGAGCTGTGTTATTGAGAAACTGTAGAGTAAATCCACCTCGTATGAATTTAACTGTTCCGTTGTCATTTGGGAGGTAAGGTGGGCTATAAGTCGCACCACCATCCAACGATATAACAAACTGAGGAACAACCCCGGGATTAACAACTCCATAAACGACCAGCTCTCCCGCAACTACACACTTGACCATCACAGAAAACTCAAACAAGGGACTAGACTCTTTTAGAAGAGTCATTGTCCCTGTCCCCGCACCAATTTTTAAGATGGTGCTCCATGTACCAGGAGCCAAACTTTGGTCCTGAAACAACGAGTCAGGAGGGGTGGCGAGTTGCCACATGTCCGCCGCAGTGGCAAACACGGTGGGCATTATACCTCTATTCCTTTGATAGTAGCGTCTGAAACAGTAATCCCTGCAGGTATATACAACAGGTATTTGTTGTACGCGTCTTTCTCTACAACATATCGAAAGCTAGCCAATCCGTTTAGCTTGGTTGAATCAAGCACCATCGTAGTGTCAGGGTATCCATATGGGTACCAAGCACCAGTTCCTCCTGATGCCTCTGGGGTCCAAACTAGCAACTGACCATTACCCGACCCACCACTTACTTTGATACGAATGTCTACAGAGTTACCAAGACGGATCTCTGTATAAGTCGTACCCAAACTTGCAGGTATGCTGGTTACGCTTGCAATTGGTAAACGCTCAGTTGCCATGTATGCTCCCTAATAACCGACTAGCTTCAGATCTCCAGCACCTTCTGACCAAACCTGGATAAATTGAAAATATTCAATCGCTCCATATTTAGATGGGTCAACAAAGAGACTTTGTCTTTTCAGACCAAACTCTCTCGTTTCGCCAGCAGCCATATGGTAGTAATCCGTGGTTGCGCCAGCTCCAGGTGCAGGAGTTGCGCCAGGAGCCGTTGGAGCAACAATGGTAGCCGCATTCCAATCAGTAAATTTCACCCAACAGGCGACTGTTGAGGTTAACGTGATACTGGTTGGGATGAAGTCATCTTTGGTTGTGCCCAGTGGAACAATGGTGACTGTGTATCCAGCAGCATTGGCCATTGTTAGTGTTTTGGTTAGTCCCATTTTACAAACTCCTCATTATTCTTAGAATTGACACTGAACAACAGATTGGGGCAAACCAAACCCAGCGCCGCCTGCACTTCTCACGCTAAAGCCCATCGCCATGTATTGATTATCAAGCCATGATTTTGGTGGGATGAAGTTGAATTGGGGCTGCATATAGTCGCGCATAATGAATGCGGGACGGGTTGCATATCCAGTGGCTACCATGTACCATCTATTGGCAGAGCCAACAAAAGCCGGATCATTCAACTCTGGCAAAATTACAATATTCTTTGCATAGTTAACCAAACGAGTGTCGGTTGATGCCGCGGCACCAGCGCCCACAGGCTCTGCGGTCATACCAGCATTGAGCACTTCGGCCAAAGACACCCATGCATCCAAGGTTGGCACTACACAAATGACTTCTTTGGTTTGATCCAAGTCAGGGAACAATCGTCGACCATCGTAACCAATTCTATTCTGCAAAGCGTTGAATGCTTTAATAAAACCAGCCTTGTTGGGTGGAGTGCTTGTCAAAATGTTGCTGTAAGATGGACGGCCAGGCACGCCAGGATTTGTATTGTGTGTTCCAAAAAATGGTTGCCCGTCGTAAGCAGTTCCATTGCTGTTAATCAAGTTAGCCAGCAAGATCTCCCACTGACGAACCACGCTCTTTAAAGCATCTTGGCTAACATCTTTGATCAAGCCGTAAGGATCATCAAAGGCACCCAAGCTCTGCATCTCAATGGGTGTTTCAAAGTCTGTACCCTGAACAAGAATGTCGATCAACTCAGGCTTGGAAAACTCAGCCAATTGATACGCAAGGCGCTCTTTTGTGCTGTACGCCATAACATGCATTGGATAATGCTGAAATTTGGCGTTGCTCGTCGAGTCAACTTTACAAATCTTTCGGTATACGCTCTCTGCAGATTTCATCTGCACATTGAGCTCTTGATTAATTGCACTAATTAAGACATTGACGTCCTGTGTGCCTACTACTCCAAATGCATTTGCCATTTACCTATATCTCCTTAAACCACAACAAAAACAGTGCCATCTGGCAATATGTCAGAGAGCTGTACAGTTAAATCCAAAGGCCCAACGGTTGCCTTAACAGTAATATCGTCAACCAAAGCTACTCTGGACCCAATCATTGCCGATGTAGGTGCATCTGTAGACAAGGGGGCAACAGCAACAACTCCGCGCTGAAACACCATCGACGTGGTCAAATCTGTTGCTGCACCAGAGTTGTCGTAGGTATTCATCGAAACGCCAGCGATGCTAACAACTGGCACGAGGGCTGCAGCAAATGCCGCTGCCAAACCTGCGCCCGTTCCGGTATAGTTTGCCTGCAAATACTTAGAGGCGGTGGCATGAGCCAAAAGAGCGTTGAGCACGTTGGCGGCCGTAGACGTTACAGCTGCACCACCGTTGGTACCAAGCTGTACAACGATATCGACGGTAGATGCATTGAAAGCAACGCTTACACCAAGTGTTTGGCTTGTTCCGCCAAGTTGCGAGTAACGCACATTTGGTTGGTTGCTAAACAGATTGAGCCCACCATTACCATCTGCACCAGCCACTGCCAAAAGGCCCGCGCTTGGGACAGGACCACCACGGTATACTTTGCCACCAACAATAAGGGGCAAAGAACCTTTCCAAACTTTTTGCCCAATTGCGAGGGTGGTTTGATGTACACTTGGTCCTGGTACACCATCAAATAAACTGATGACTTCATTTGTCAAAAATGCCATTTTCTCTCCTTAACTTCTAAGCCGACTAAACATCATTTGAACATCTTTTTGAACACGCTCAGCAAGGCTGGTAAGGCCGGCAGATTGCGCATCAACCACATCGAGTTTTCCTTGTTTTTCTGACAAGGCGGCGAAAGACTCTTTTTTAGACTTTGCTGAACTCAAATATGTTTGCAGTCCATCCATTGATAAACTAACGAATTTTTCTTTTTCCAGCGGTGGGATTTTCCCTTGTGCGATGGCTGCATCGATAAGGTACAGTTTTTCATTAACCTGCGACTCAGATAGCTTTTCCTCTGTAACAGACAAATTATGTTTAATAGCCATCAATTTTGCCTGAATTTTGGCCAGATTTTCTTCGCCAGTCATGTCTTTCAAAGTCGCCATGAGAGCACTCATCTCTCCGGACTCTGCTGGTGCAGATAGCTTCTCAGAACTCATCATTTCCGCCTTTTTCTCCATAGGCATTTGCATAGCCATAGGCATTTCAAATTCTTTTTGCGGTTTGGTTAATCCTTCTGGATCCATTTGCTCTAGCAACTCACCAATGGCCATAATCCATTCTGGAAGAGATTCAGACATCCTCATTGCCATTTGCTTAATGGGGCCATCCATATGAGTATTCATTGCTTCTTGGGCCGTGTTCATACAGGCTCCAAGTTGTGATTGCATATCTCGTAGTGGCTTCACTTTTGACATAAGCTCGTTGTTCATTGGCATTGGTGTCATTGATTGGTCCATTGCATCTCCCATTGATAACAGAAGGGGCCTTGCACCACGTGTTGCAGGGTCGTTGGTGAAGGCCATTTTGGTTAACTTTGTTACTTCTTTAAAAAGATTTGGAATAAATACAGGGCTGGTGAATCCCCATTTACCAGACAAAACCAACTCGTATCCTTCTGGTGTGTATGTCACATTGGTAATCCAAATCCCGACATCATCTGTTTCAAGACTTGGACCATAAGCAAGAGCTCTCTTGTTTAAGAGAGGTGCCTCATCAACCAAAGACAAATGCTCCAAATCAAATACAATTGGGTTAGCATCCTTATTGAACTTATCTATAATTGACTTGGCTGATTCTGGAGTGAGATAAAATGGACCCTTTTTTGTGTCGTTAAGACCCCATTTAAACGCAAGGATACGAGTTGGCGGTTCTTTGCCCATAACAGGAGGGGTAAAGTATTTAGATGAAACCACTTGGCCCATTCTGTACGCTATTAAGCTTCAACAAAATGATCGAAGTAAAATGTTATTTTTATAGTCTGTTTTAGCTTGTTACTGCAGATTCGTAGTTACCGATTGATGAGGTTGTCTTAACGAGGAGCTGCCCACGTGGTGTCCGAACCAGCAGCGCCATTAGACAAAGCCACGTATTTGGCATTCAACGCACCGCCAGGAGCTGTTTGAAACTCACCTTGTGCGTTGGCAACGTTTAAAAAATCACCTCTTGTTACAGCTGACGCGAGTCTTACCTGAACATTAGACATAGGTTGCTGATAAGCGGTACCCACAGAGTTTGCTGGGATATCCGTTGGTGTCACACCGATAAACCAATCGTCTGCAGCAGAAGGATGTTTTACGTTTGCAGCTCGACCAGTGACTCCTCCAGATGGAATCACTGCACAGCCCGCTAAAATGGTTGTGGCATCTTTATTAAAAATGGGTTGTTCGGCTTGTGGGTTGGTAAAAGGCATTCTATACTCCTGTGGGTTCGAATTGAGCAACGATGTGTGCACCAACTCCAGAAAAAGTCGCGCCCGATGAGTTTCTGAAGTTTACGCAATCACCCGCGGCTACAGTTAATGTATGCGTCAAGTCATTTGCTTGCGATCCGCCGCCCGTTATAACGAGAGCGACAGAAGTTACATTGTAGGTAAAGGGAGAGGCTGCTACGGCCCTATATGCTGTGAAGGTATTGGCCGTTGAGTTTGTATAAAGAGTTTGCATGTAAAAATTCTTTAATACGCCCGCACAAGGCGCCACCCAGGGAATTGGCACAAAAGTCCCGTTGAACGAGTTTTCGACGGCTCCAAATGGTCCCGCATAATATCCAGCCGTCCATGTACCGCTTTGAGAAAAACTACACAGCGTTACCATGGAGCCTGCATTGTTAGACCAAATAGGCGGAGATGCAGAGCCAGTAGAGGTCAACACTTGTCCAGAAGTAGATCCAGAAACGGTCACTGTTGAAAGAGGGGCAGTACCGGTTAAATTACCAGCAGGAACTGAGGTCAAGGCAGCCGGAGGAACATTGCCGAATGCGGGTGTTGCGCCTCCAACCAAGACCTGCGAACTTGTGCCAGCATTGGTCTCTGCATAAGCAACGCCAGTATCGTACAGAACCTTTCCTGCACCACTTGGCAAGGGTATTGTCGCAGCTCCTCCACCTGTTGTAACATTAGGTTCAATGCTAAATTGATCAGCGTGGCTCATTCTCGCTCCTTTTCCATCTCATCCTCAAGCAAAGGTATTCCTACTTTGCGTGCTGCTTCTTTCCAGTTAATTCCCAATCCATTCATGATATCGACACCGACAGACTGAGAAAATTTCTGAAACGAATCTGCATATTGTTGAGCTGCTTTTGCTTTGGCCTCATCATTTTGAACATTTTCTACCGCCAACTCACATGATGGCTTGAAAGGTTGCAACGATTGATAACCATGTACCTCGGGAGTAAAATTAAGATCGACCCACAATCGCAATGTGTCTGTATTGATAGGATGTTCTAAATTCTCTGTATCAGACTCAATGATCTCTCTTGCAAGACCATTGGCCGCGGTGGCTGCAGCAAACGACCCACCTTTAATCTCTTGCACCAAATTGTTACCAAGCAAAACAATAGATATCGTGTCGTAGTTAAGTCTGGCTTGGTCCTCAAACGTTTTATAAGCGCCTGCTCGCCCTTTGGGAGATACGAAGTCAAAGGTGCTATCTGAAGCAGTGATAATGGTGTCCCCAGCTCGAGACATAGAGACATGCTGATATAAACTATCGGTCTCTGTTTGCTCTCTTTTGATGACCGGTACGCTTAGATGTTTGTAGGCTCTGGCTTCATCATCATTATAGTTATTCCAGCCATCCAATCCTTCATTAAGAGACCAAAATGGCTGCGCAAGAGCGCGCATCGCACCATTAAGCCATGGCCTGTCTCCACCACTTGAGAACACCAACCATGGATCTCCGGTAACTGTAACATCGCCAAGAGTATCCGCTACGACATGGTAACAACGGTCTGTAAAATTGTAGTACGTGTAAGATTGGCTCCAAGGAACAATGCGAGGCATCATTTGGTTGGACGTCAGGTCATACACCATCTCATGTCTGGCAATGCAGAACCCAAACATAATGATACGACTCAAAATCTCAGATATTGTTTCCTTGGGTATAATAACATCAAATCTGGCTTGCAACTCTTTTGCAGCTTGTTGGAGTAACTCAGGAGCATCATCTTTAACTTTTACGATAAAAGAACTGCTCCGATGCGCTTCAACGCGAGTTCTTAAGGCAGCGTAAATCCGAGGCTCTCTACGCATAGCATGGTAGAGTTGTTCAGATGCCTGAAACCTACCTTGGTCGTGATTTAAAATTGTTGATTGGATAGCTTCTTTTGACCAACCAAATGTTGGTTGAGCAGGGATTTGCTCAAGAACATGCCTGAAATCGTTGAAGACACCTATGCGTGAGTTTTTTGCAACCTCAATTGCTTCTTTGGTTTGTTTACTCACACGTCTGCGCGACATATCTTTGGCAGTAGGCCACACAAAAATGATCGAAGTAAATGAGGGTTACGCGTAACGTTGTCAAGCCCGCCTTAAAACTTTGTTCAATACTATTATTTGACAATTTATATTTTATGATATACCATATAACACATGGCAAAGAAAAAACGTTTTTATCAAGGGAAATCAATGACTAATAGAGAAATGTTTTTAAGCCTAGTGTATGAATATGTGCTAGAAGATCCAGATTGCTTACAGTCACTTAGTGAGACTACTGAGAAATCTCTTCTAGACAAGATAGATGAGTTCAAAGAGATGGCAACCGATTTTGAGCTTGCCCTGTATGCAAGAACAAAAAGGAAGACCAAAAAGAATGTGAAGGTCATTTATTCTACCCTTACCAAGTGGAATGGGAAGACCAAAATAAACTGGGATGACCACATAGCAAAGCTTCGTTTAACAATTGACGCTATAGAAGAAGAGGAAATGTAACATGGATCTTAAGAAAAGAAGGCAGACCGATTTTAGTTGGTGTCCGGATGAGATTGCATATGCAAGTGATGAACAGTTGGCAGAGTTGATTTCTCAGTACAATGAAGTAGGAACAGAATTGCACGCGTGGCTGAATGAAATACGAAATCGGATAACCGCCAGAATGAAGTACGGTGTTGCAATAAAAACTGCTAAACATACTGAGAAAGGAACAAATTAAACATGCAAAATGTAAGATTTCCAAATGACATAGAAAAAGTAGAAGAGATGGGTCTAGATGAAATAAAAAAACTTACGTCTCTGATGATGAATAAAGAAATCTTTGGCCTGTGTAATTACCTGAGAAATCCAGGTTTTTTGTCAAGACTTTACAACTTTTGTCTAGAAGAAGTGTATTGGTTTGCAGATGATCTTGTAAGAAACCACATAGACCCAAGCAAAGTAAATGATGATTTAGTAGCACATGCTGCTGAGGTTTACATGCTTGTATACGACAATTGGCTAAATAAAGAGATTAAACACATCACACAAGAAAAAGAAAGTGACAGGTAATACAATGCATGATTTTGATGTGACTCGAATTATTGAAACAAAAATTGCAAACATCTGCGATGAACTAAAACAAAAAGAAAGAACACTAGAGAGTTTGTCTGCAGAACTTACCAAAGCAAAAGAGAAACTTGTCGCAGAGATTGAGGAATTGAAACGCAAGAAAAGCAAACTTGAGAGTAAATGAAGCGTATGTTCCACGTGGAACGTTAATAAAAACCCCTTGGCTTTTGTGCAGCAAACATCTTACTAAAATCGTTCGCCAGCTTCTCTCTCCCAGGCCTGTCTTTAGATGTGTACCCACGCGTGTAGGTTTGATCTACATACATCGCCGCATAGCGCATCGCATCCATTCCATGGTCATGCAGTTTCTTTGGCTCTTCTTTGGATCTACCATCCGTGTACTTGTCGTACACATACCCAGCAAACTCTTGCATGGTACAGTATGGGTGCTTTTTGTTTATTAGGTTTTGGTCTGCTTGCCACAATGCATCTGACAACACAAAAAGTTGTGGCTTGCCATTAGCACCAACTCTCATCTTTGCTTGCACGGCTTGAATGCCCGGTATTACCTCTTTGTCAGCAAGGATTGTATGAATACCATACTTGCCCAGGGTGGCCCTGTCTTCACTGTCATGGTCTGTAACATAGGCCTCTATCCTCTCTTGTCCTGAGAGCTGTTTGATGAGCCTTGCAGCATCTTCCACAAGCAATTGCGTTTGATATATCTCTCTGTACAAGTACATGCTGTAAGAGTTGGGATCAATGGCCCACCACTGACAGACAAAGGGCACATTATAGCCAAAGTCAATGGAGCAAAATCTCGGCCAGTTGTGAGGCAGATCGAAACCATTCAGCACATGAACATCTGGATCAAACTCAAATACAACACCATCCGCTTGCACCCATTTACCATCTCTCATGCGCAACAAGCGTGGCCCGGTGAGCTTGTTCAGCATCTCTTCATACTCTTTGAGGTTGAGATGAAAGTTGTCTTTCCAAGAAGAAAAATAACAAGATGCTTCTTTCTTAAGAACAAGCCTTTTGTAGATCCAATGTTCAGGTGAGTCTGGATTGGTTGTAATGACAATCTGCTTAAACGGTGTTGCCTTGCCTCTCAATCGAGGGAACAACTCTTCCAGGTCTTCCTCATGGAATGCATTGCCTTCGTCTAACCAAGCGCCATCCAGACCGCCATGCTTACCGATACCACGAATTTTCTGGCGTTCTTTTTCATTACCCATGCCGCCATAAAAAATCATGGAGCCATTTTTGTAATAATAGCAGCTATCATTGCGGATACGTCTAACCATTGGGTCATTGCCTAGCAGGTCCTCTCCAATCACGTCTTGCTCAAATGGCAAGAGCATCGTGCCTTGCAGGGTACTGTAGGTCTTGCGGGCAAATAAGAAAGAGGACCCAGGGAACGCCATCGCCATGGCGTGAAACTTCTCACCCGTTAGACGAGATTTACCACTGCCTGCTGATCCTGATAGAAGCACAACACTAGAAGTGTCTTTCCAGGCATCTTCTTGCCACTTAGATGCAGGCTCAAAGACAGAGTGAACTACAGGAGTAATGCGCTCAGCTCGAGGCCTCTTGATTAGCTGCCTGTTTGATATGGGTCCAATCATCTGGCGATACCTTTACATATCCCTTTTTGGTTTCAATCTCTATCTTGGCGGCTTTGTCTAGACCAAGGTATGCAGCCTTGCGGGCCATCAGGTTGGCCATGGCAGTAGCTGACCTGGCATCAGACTCTCTCATTACATGCTCATGCAAGACACGTATGGCTGAGTCGAGACGATTGACCTCAAGCATGACCATGTTACCAATCTCATCTACCATGTGAGCTCTAAAATCAGCCATGTACTCAGAGACGACACTATGACAATTTTTGGGATCTAAAGAAACCATCTTGCCAATCTCTTCGTAGTCATAACCCTTCTTACGAAGTTCAACAATCTTAGCTCTCTTCTCAGTGCCAAGGACTGCTTGAACAGTCGTATTGAGCTTGTTTTGACCTGCAGGGCGCTTGGGCATTATGCAGTAACCTTTCCAATAGCGTACCAGACATGAACTGGTTCAGCCCAATCATGTAAGGTGACCGTGTAGGTCTTTTTCATTCCAGCGCGCACTCTGTCTAAGTTCTTTCTTTGCCACACTGGAATTTTGTCATAATTCTCTGGAGGGTTCAAATGCTCCTCTATTGAAATCACCAATCTTGCGGCTATTATGGTTCCATTATTTTGTAAAAAAAGAATGTCGCCAGGTACAGGAGGCTTATCAAAATGAAGTTGTTTGGTATTGGTGAGCCAACGAACAAAGGAGTGCAACGTGGGTACATCTTTCTCCTGAAAATACTGATACATGCTCACACTACCACACTCTTTGTAAATGTATGCAGGCAGTAAATTATCATCAACAGAATACAAAGGGTTTTCCGCCTCAACGGGTAAATACCACAAAGCACGCTCTTGTAAGGTTTGACGATGTCCTGATTGTATAGGTAATGAAGAATGAATTGGCTCCATCGGTAAAGGAACAACAACACTCTCAGAAGCTGCTTGCTGGATTTGGCCTTTTTGAACTGGAGAGGTGGGAGTACTTTGCTCTTTGGGTGGCCGACCGGGCTTGCGCTTGCTTACGTAAGATTGTGTCATGCTGAACAAGAGTATCCGCCCAAGCTGGGAAAGATGCAATAATTTTTTGAATTGTTCGAGCATAAGGCATTCCCAACTCATTCTCTAAATACATTACAGTCGTACGCGAGAGACGTGCCTTACGTGCAAGTTGTACTTGTGTGAGATTGTTTTGCTGTCTTAAGTAAGAGATCAATTCTGCGAAATTAAAGATACGTGTCGCTTGGGAAGCAGACTCATGTTCCACGTGGAACATTTGAGGTTGTGTCATGCTTTCAGTGCCTTTGCCAATTTACATGACAATACTGAACACAGTAAACAAGTGTCAAGTATTACTTTGTTCAGTTACAACTTATCTAGAGCGCGCTTATAATCATCCAAAACTGCCTCAAGCTCTGCTTTGGCCTGCTGGTAATCAATGATCTTATTTACCACTTTGGTGACAATGTTGAGAACAGTGTCGACAATTGTACTAGTGTCCATTTTTCCTCCCTGACATTTGTAACACCAAATCACCTTGCGACTTTATAATGGTTGCTAGTTTATCACGTACTGCTTTAACTTCATCCTTACACTCTGGCTTAGGCTGGTTTGCCTTCTCCCAAGCAAGGAATGCTTCAATGTCTGTGCCCTGCTTTTTGATCTGAACTGTGTACTGTGTAGTAGCACAAGAACCCAATAAAAATAAGAGGCATGCTAGTTTCTTCATGTTATTTCCCTTTTTGTTCACAAATTTCCATATTTTCAACTCGTTCTGTGATCTTTTGAACAGAGTTTGACAAATCTCTAATTGTTGTAAAGCACTGGTTATTCTGATTGTTAAGAGATTTAAGAGCCTCCTTGAAATCAGGGAAAAGTGCATACAACAACCAACCCAAAATAATGATACAAAAAACAACAGGTATCCCTATTTTGGAAACAGTCATTAAATAGTTCTCAAAGGCGGAGGTTGGTTTTTCTGTATGGGCCGACATATGAACAAGAGTTTAGCGTTTAAATAAGAAAATGTAAAGAGATTAATGCATTAGCTAAAAGTTAATTTTCTTCCTTTTCATCTTCTTCCAGTTTGAGCCACCACACTTCGTTTTCTTTAAATTTTAAATGTTTAAGGACGTCATTAAACACTCTATCCATAGGGAAGTATTGAGCGTATCGTTGGCTCTTTTCTCCTTTTACTTGAATGAGGTAGTGCCATGCCCAGGGACCAGGAGAATCTGTCGCACCAACCTCCCACCAACCCACCTTACTTCAGGCACTCTCACTGCGCCATCGATCCACTCTGCTTTCATCTTTGCTGGCTTAGGAGCTGGCACATACGGCTCAGGCGCTGCCGGCAACTCAAAGTATTGCCAAGCAACAATCTCATCGCATGGGAAAAAAGAATCACATAAATATACTTCCGCGGGAGCACCATTACCTGTATTTATCTTTAAGCAGTCCAAGTATTTTTCTGAAGGGTTGCTTTTCCTACGAGGGAACAAACAGTAAATACCACCGTTTTGTCTTTGCACCCAGCACGGCGCTGTAAAAAGCTCTTGGATCGGCTTCTCATTTTGCAAATTCCACTTAGTCATCTATATCCTTCTTGCTCACTTCCTCATCTCTAAAAGTTTACATAAACTCTTGTCCTTCACCCAAAATGTTCCACGTGGAACATAGCATTATATTTGATCCTCGATAATTTCAATCAACGTATTTGCAACCCAATTTCCATATTCCCAGTAATCTTTGTATCCTTCCTCATCCAGCCTTTCATTCCGTACAGTGTCACCTTTTTGCTTAGATGCCCATGCCATTGACAAGTTGTTTTTAAAATTTTGAGCAATTTCTAATTTTGACACCAAAGAAGTTTCTTTCGAAGGAATCATCCACAAACATGCATAAATTGCTCTAATCAGAAAAAGTCCATAAGGATCTGTAAAAAATTGTTGTTGTACTTTTTCTTGTGTCTTTTTATAACTATCCATATCATCAACACAATTGATTTCTAGAAAATGAGAAATTTCTGTAACAACTTCATTTATTAAAGATTTTGGTGTTTGAGTAATTAATTTGGCATCATGAAGTATCCCATACTTTTTATCATTGAGCAGTCTCAAGAGAACCCTTCTAACAATATCACTGGTGTCTGCTCCTACATTAAACGCCTCCATACAACGTAGAAGCCATTGTTCTTTGTTTTCATATACTCTTTGAAAATCCACCAAAAAACTCTTTTGATGTTTAAATGATAGTTCAATTTCATGAATAAGCTCAGATAATTCTACAGGTATCCCAAATTGGTTCTCATATTCTTCATGGCTTGAAAAATGTAGGCTTTTTCTATAAGTAGCAACGGAAGAATAAGGGTCGCAAACCTTCATCTGATATAATTCATGCTCATCAAAATGTTTTGTGCACCCTACAGCGCACATAGTGTTCACACCTTTTTCGTACTGAGTTTTTAGTTGACCAAGAATTCTCTCTTTAATCTTAGGATCATTGTGATATGCAATCATTTTTTCTCCTCTAAAAGTTTACATAAACTCTTTTATCGGCCATTGGTTTGCTTGAATCGACAAAACACTCATATTTTATTTGAC